TTTCTAGGCATTAAAAATGGCTATAAATGGCTCAGATAGATAGTCAATATAAAAGTTATCCAAAATGGATAATATCCTTTACTTTCTAATATTTATAACTATATCTAGTTGAATATGGCACTTCAAATAAAGGAAGAAAAACTTGGTAACTGGAATAATGTTGCTGAATTAATCGATTTTAGAATTTTAAAATTTGCTCCTCAATCCTTACTTGGAATAGGTAAAGCAGATGTAATGCTTTTATATAAAAAGAAGCCTGGAGAAAAAGATAAAGATCAAAAAAGAATGACTGTATTTGGTTCAGCAGATGCAGTTTTTGAAACTGTAATAAATAAAATTAGACAGAAAAAAAATCCGCAAAAATCTCTATCACTTGAACAAAAATTTAAAACTGCATGGACAGCAACTGAGTATGAACAAAAGGCAATTGAACCATCAACTTTATTAAGACATAGACTTTTTGATTTAGGATTAAACGCAAAAAGATTTTCAGAATTATCAGGAGTTCCAGCTGGATCTGTTTATCATCACACATCTGGAGGAAGAGAAATCTCAAGAGAAACTGCAATTGAATATGCAGAAAAATTAGGATGCGATCCAGTTGATTTAATGTTTGAAAAAAAATCTATTCCTATTTGGTCTAAAGTTAATTTATTAAAATCTGAACACTTAGAAGATATTTATAACCCAGGTCGATTATATTCTTATACAATTGCTAAAGAAACTGATGTTGTTGATTATGCTGTAATGCCAGATGGTTATGGTAAACCTTTAGAAAAAGTTGTAGTTCCAAGAGACATTTACAGAGAAGATATTAAAGCAATTAAAATTGATGCAAGAGGATCTATGTATCACAATAAAGTTGCTTTTTATTATAGAGCATCAGAAAAATCTGGAGATTATTTAAATCAACTTTGTGTAGTTGGTATTGATGTAATAACTGATTTTGGAGATAGAGTTTTTAGAGATGCAAAAGATAAAGAGACACATTATTATTTTGGATTGTATGAAGAAGTAAAAGGACAAGCTAATTTAATTAATCCAGATCCTTATGCAAAAGAAAATTCAAAAAATATTTTAACAGATATTGAGCCAAAGTTTATTGCTCCAATAATTGCGATTGTTAATCCAGATGCAGTTGTCGATCAAACAAAATTACAAAAAGCTATTCCAGCAGCAGCACTTGTAAATAAAGAAGAAGAATTTAAGATGCAGCTAAATCAAAAGCATGCTGAAATTGGAAAATTAAAACAGAAATTAGAAGAAACGGAAAGTACCTCAAATCTAGTTGAACAAAAAAATAGAAAAATAGCTGATCAAAGTATAAAAATGGCTCAACAATTAGGTGAGGCACAAAGAAAAGCAGAGGAAGAAGTAAGAATACTTTTAAATAAAGTTGAGGAAACAACTGCAAAAATTAATCGCGAGATGGCTCAGAAAAAATTATTTGGAGGAATTTCAAATTTATTTTACAAAGATCGAGAAGCTTTAGATAAAATACAAAAAACATTGAGTCCACAAACTAATGTTCTCCGAATGACTGAAGCTGCTTTAAAGCGAGGTAAAAAATAATGTTTGAAGATTGGATTAAAGAAAAACAAACTGCCACTGATCATGACATTGAAAAAGATTTCCAAATACCTGTGAACACATTAAAAAAATGGAGACTGAATAAAGAAACCGATAGTCCAATGCACTTTAGATTAGGAGATAAAATTTTATATCCAAGATCTGCTTTTGTTGAATGGTTTTTAAAACACACAAAAAATTCAAATAAATATGAGAACAAAAAAGGCGATGTCGTTCCATTCGGATCTAATCGTACCAAAGAGAATATATCAGAAAATTAAGTTTATCCAAATTGGATAACTAGCTTTACATAATATCTGAGAGAATTATATGTACTCTCATGATTACAAAAAATAATTTTGAAACATCTCAAGTAGAAAAACAAATTTTACAAGATCCTCTAAACGAGAAAACACTTCCTCTCTTCGCACAAAAATTATCAATCTCACATTTCAGTCCTACACAATTCGCATTGCCAGATTCAGCTTGGCTATTCAAATATATTTTTCTTACTCAAGAACAAAGACGATTATTATTAAAATCAAATTCAGCAATGGAAGCTGGCAAAAGAGTTGGAGATGCACTTCAAAGACACCTTGCAGAAATAATTTATAAATTAAATCCTTTAACAAAAAAAGTTGCACCAACAACAAATGAAAAAATTAGTTTAGATAATGCAATCCAAGAACAATTAGAAATTTTTAAAGATTACGATCCAGTAAACGATAAAGATGCGGATAAAAAAATAAAATATTTGGAAGAAGTTCCAGAAATTATTCGCAATGCTTTTTCTGGATTAAAAGAACTAGCGATAGCAAGTCCGATAACTTGTGAACGTCAAGTGAGTATAACTGCTGATAGTTTGAAGAGTGGTTTTTTATGTTCTCCTACTCTTCCAACAGTTGGTCGTATTGATTTTGATTTTGGTAACAGTCAAATGAGGCTCGGTGAAAATCCGACATCTACTGGCGAACAGCCAGGTCCAGATGCCTTTCATCCTCGTGCGATTGTTGAACTAAAAACAAAATACTCAAAGCTTGGCAGAATCAAAAAGGATGGTTCAAGATCTTTCATTGTTTCTCCTTGTCCAGCTGTCGCTAGTTTTAACCATGTGGTCCAGAGTGCGGTGTATGCCGCACACTGGAACTTTAAAGTTCCTGTCTATTTACTTTATGCTGTTCAAGGTGGTTTTCAAATTTTTGATAGTACCAACTGCAAGCATTTAACAGTTGAAGGAATGAAAAAAAATATTCAGATCATGAATAGAACTTTTATGAGAAGAGAAAAAATATTGTCTCAATTCCAGGAACAAACAAGAGAAGAAATTATTGAGCATGCAGTAGGAATGATTGACGGAAATTTCGATCATCCATTTGCATGGAATGGACTTCCAGAGGAACTCCTCCAGGAGGCAAAGGAATTATGGAAAGTAAATTAATAAAAGATTTTAAGGTTCAACATAGATTGAACAAATTTAAAAAGCTGCAACTGAAGCAGCGATTAAAAATAGCACTAACCATAGGAGGTATTATAATATGTCTAATGCTAATAATGACAAGCTAGTCCAGGCTGTTAATGAATTTAAAAAATCATTAAATGGACAAACCATCTCAATACATGGAAAAGAATATGCAACAGTAGCTTTAAGAGTTGCTATTGCTAGAAGAGTTTTAGGAACATCTTTAGATATTGTAACTAAAATAATTAGTATTGATAAAGAGACTGTTGTTATGCAAGCTGACATCTTTATTGATGGAAAGCATGTATCAACTGGTCATGCAGAAGAGAATAGAAAAGCATCAAGAATAAATACAACAAGTGCCTTAGAATGCGGAGAATCCTCAGCAGTCGGAAGAGCCTTAGCTTTTTGTGCATTTATTTCAGATGGCATAGCGTCAGCCGAGGAAATTTCTACTGCGATAGAGCAGCAAGATAAAAAAATCCAATCAGCACTGAAGGAACTAAATTCAGTCAGTCATGCTGGTAACTATAAGGAATGGATTTCTAAAAATAAAGTTTTCTTATCCGAATTGAAGTCAACTAATCCAATGATCTATCAAGATTTTATGGAGAAGTTCACCTCAGTAAAACAACATCTGCAAACTAGAGGAGTAATCTAAATATGACAGATACACAAACAGCAGCTGAAGCTGCACCAGAAGCTAAAAAAGAGCGACCAGATCTTGGCGCAGCTTTTATAGCAACAAATAAAAAGTCCGAAAAAAGTTATGATCTTTCTGGAACTATCGTAGTAGGAGGCATCAAACATCGTTTCGGAGCTTATCAACAAAAAGCAAAAGCTGGAGGAAAACTTCCTGAAGGCACAGTGTTCTATACTTTTTATAGAGTAGAACCAGCCGATGATGGTTGGAATCCTACGGAGCTGGAGGCATAAAAAATGAATCCTGAAAAATTCAAGAGTGTGGCGATTAACATTGCCACATACCGCCTTCTTGAAGAACTTTCTCAAAATAAATTTGAGCTGCCTATTTCTATGAGCAAGACAGTTGAGTTCTATATTCAAAAAGGACATGAGGATTTTAAAAGTAATGGTAAAAGTAAATCTAAATAAAAGATTAACTGAACTAGAAAAATCCAGACAAGAGGATTATGGATCTTTTAA